TGTATTGCGGTCCTGAACTGCCGGCACAGATCCAGACTAGCGCCAAGATCAGGCACCTCGGCCAGCGCCGCTTGAATGCAGCACTGGTCAGCGTCAGGAACCGCCCAGCCGCTATGCTGACGCATAAGCCACCCTCGTCTGTTCCCACGGCCGCGGCTTGCCGTGGAACGCGATCAGGCGGTCCTCGGCCTGCACCCCGTTCGGCAGTATGTCGGCCTTGAACGACTTGATGCCGGGCGTAATGTCCTGCCAGTATTTGACCAGGCGGCCACTTAACGCCCATTCCAGATAGACCTGATCACCCCCTTCGCAGTAGCGGTCGCCCGCCTTGAATGCGTCATAGATGAACTGATGCGGCCTCGACCACCACATCAGGCTGGATTGCATCGCCCGCGGATCGGCGGCGCCACGGTAGACATCGCGCATGATCACAAAGTCGTGCGGTCGGGCCGCCTCCAGCAGCTCGGTGCAGTCGCCGACCAGGACGGTATCGAGATCCATGTACAAGGCGCTCGGCAGCCGGAACAGCTCGATCTTCGACCACCAGCCTGGCCAATCGTGCGCGAGCTGCAGCGTCTTGCAGTCCAGGTCTAAGTCGGTCAGGCAAATGAACTCCTCGGCCGGCAGAAAGCGGTCGCACATCTCCTGCAGCGCGTAGACATGCGCCGGCAGGAAGTCACCACCCGACTTTAAGACGCAGGCAATCATTTCTTGTCTGGCTTTGCCGTTTTTGCCGACTCACGGAATGCGCCGGCGGTAGGCGCACCAGGCGAGCCTGGCTTACGCATACGCTCGCCCGACCCTGCCTTGATTCGTTCCTGCTTGGCAAGGATGTTCGCGTACAACCCGGGCTTGTTCATCATGCGCTGAATATCCCGACCGCAACAACGGTCGCCCCGGCGCCGGTTGTGATCTTCCACGGTCCGGTAACCGCCGCCATGTCCAACTCTAAGCTGATCGGCCCCAGCACTGCGCTTGCTGCGGTGCTGATAACGATGGATGTCGAACCGTCGATCAGCGTCACGCCGGCGCTGGCAACGGTGATGACGTTGATTATCAGGCGGTGCACATAGTCACCGGCTGCACCTGTGCCGCCCAAAACCTGCCCTGTCTGCGAAACAGCTACTGTTTCATACGCATACCTGTACGGATTGCTTACGCCACTCATAATCTCTTGCTCCTTGATTTTGCGGTTGCCCACATGTCATTCAATGTAACCGTGTTTTCTGGCCCGACCATCAGCGGCTTGATTACATCCGGCGCCCTGACGGTCGGCTCTGAGCGCCAGGCTATCGCCAGCATGCGCATAGCGTCGGCCGGATGCGAGCACCAATCATGCCGCGGCGTCTGTCTAAACGCCTTCTTGTCCTCGTCATATTCTCTTTGGTATTGGCGCAGCGCCTCGATGCCCTCGGCGCAGTGCTCCACGTCAAACCATGTCTGCGGTAGCATCTGGCGAACCGCCTGGATACCGTCCTGCACGCTCAGATCCGGCACGATGGCTAGGTTGTTGATGCCCAAGTATTCGGCCAGCTGCTCGATAATGCTCTTGCCCTGCGCGGCCAGCGTCTTGGCTTTGGCGTCGTGCGGCAGGTAGTGCTTGCCATACTTGTAGGGCTTGCCAGTGACGACCGCGGCCAACTCGGCAATGTTGGCGCCCGACACCGCGTAGTAGTCGATCACGTGGATCTCGCCGCGGATGACCTGATACCACCAAATCGCGGTATCGTCCCGGTAACCCAAATCCCACGCCGTATGCACGTTTACTTCGGGCTGGTAGTCGACCTGGCAGATCCTGCCCGCCTCGGTCGCCTCGCGCATCTCGGTACCGTAGAACGCACCGAGGATTGCGGCCTCAAAGCTGCACTCGTATTCTTGGTCGTATTGGTCTTTGCTCAATTGGGCGCGCGCGGCGGCAAGCTCGCCTGGCGGCAACAGCCCTGACTTGCTGGCCGGCAGCTCAAGCAGGAACCAGTCGTCTTTAAGACGTTGCGCGGTCTGGCGTATGTCATAAAACTGATTCTTGCCTTTCGGCGTGCCGCCAAACACGCACCAGCCCTGTTTGTCGGAGAGCGCCGGGCGCACCACGTTGCCCCATACGCTGGGCTTGAAGTCGCCGAATTCATCCAGGTAAACCCCAGAAAAGCCCAGCCCGCGCATAGCGTCCGCGTTATCGGCGCCGAATAGCCGAATCTTGCTGTCGTTCACGAGCGTGACGGTTAGCTCAGCCTCGTTGCTGTCTTTGCAAATGGGTTGGCTGTAATGCTTCAGGTAATCCCACACCACCGACTTGGCCTGCGTGCGATACGGCGCCACGTAACCGTATAGCGGCATAGAGTCTTTGCTGGTGAAGGCTGCGCGGATCATGTCGTTGATAGCCGCAACCGTCTTACCGGCCCGCCTATGAGCAACCAGGCACGCCCAGCGGTGCGTCCGGTTATGGAATGGCATGAACGCTTTGCGGGGCGCATAAGGCAGCTCTATTTCTCGGACTGCCATCTGCAAATCGTTTCCACTGGCCCGCCGTCGGGTCCGCTGACTTCCGACCGGGCTAACTTCGGAATGTGGTATTCGATGGCTTTCAGATACAAGTCCAGCTTTTTAGCTGGATCATCTATGCCCGCCAACCAGACGCTCATCTGCCCAACATTGGCCGAGGCAAACGCGGCAATGGCGGCGCGAACGTCTTGCGTGGCCTTGTTTGGCACGCCCGCCCGACTACCGCCGCCAGTCTTTATGCCTTTTGCCATCGGTTTCGTTCACTCTTTATCACTGTTTGCGATTAGGCGTTACTATTTCAGTTCACGCAGTCTATAAATCGTTGTATCAATCAGCTCGCACAGCTCATCGATAATGTTCATGAGATGACTGTCATCCGGCAGCACCTTACGCATGCCGTCAACAAAATCTTTAATTTTTTGAATGTAAGTCAGCGGCACTTTCGCAATGTGAAAGTCAGCCGGGTAAGTGTCGATCACATCGTAAGCGCCCTGAAACGCCTCGGCGTACCGGTCGGCTATGTCAACCACGTTCTCGTAATAACGCTGCAAGGCTTTGTGCTGGCTATAACTTTTGCTTTGTAGGTGCATGAAATGCGCGTTCGTGCCTGAATGCAGCAGGACAGAAACGAACAGTGCCGCGTTTTTCTGATAGTCAGCCATAGCACCTCAAGACAACCGCGATCGTGTGGAGAGCGCCCGCATCGCTCAGACCGCGGTCAAGCGGGTTGCGCACTCGGAGGAGATTTACGCACTAACATCTTAGCCCTCAATAATTCTGCGCGCAAGCGCAAAAATCAGGATAAATCGACAATCTGTTTAAAACATTGCCTGTGGATAACTTTTTCCAACCCAATTTGAAGTTAGTGCTTACAAACATATCAATAACCTACTTTGTAATAAGGGTATTGGGTTAAAACTGCCTGCATCATTTCGGTAACTGTAACTCTTTCTAAGAAAGAGTTACGTTACGTTACCGGAAAAGCTGCTTTTGCCTCGGTAACGAAATTACGTAAAATTACGCTACGTTACGTTTGTTACCGCCAACTTGCCTGTGGATAAGTCTGTGGATAACTTAGTTTACCGTTCTTTTTTCCGCAAAAGCATTGCGGAGCGATAAGCGGATTCCTTTACCTGCCAGCCCTGCTCAAACGGCTCAATCATCTCAGCCAAAATCAGATCTGCGATAGGTTTTCCGGAAACGCTTGCCTTCAAATGCTGCTTTGCAGATGCATCGCTAAGACCCAAATTTTTCCTGCAATAATCAAGCATACCGGACCTGCTGATATAAGGATTACCATTTCGCTCCTCGGCGCCAGACGCCCACCAGGCATTCTCAAAAGTTTTGCAATGGCCCGCCAGTTTGCTTGGTTTCTTTGTCGCCACAGGCGCATCTGCCTTAATTACTACGGCGCTGCCAACCTCCACCCCCTCCTCGTCAAGCCACCCTGAAATCGACACAGATTGCAGATTAACCCAACACTCGCCGGTTAATTCGGCATCTTTTGACTTGCGCTGGATAATCTGGATCGGGCGGCTATCGGAGCCTGGAACAATGCTAATTTCAATATCTAAAGCGCCGCGCCAGGCACTTGATCCTCTCGCCCGGTGCTGGGCTTCTTCGGAAACGCCGGTATGA